ATAAGCCATATGAACCCCTTTGGGCGATTATCCCATCCATGAACCCGCTGTGGCAACCATTTGCTTCTTGCGTTTAGTGGGTTCTTTGATCATAAGTCCAATATACCTAAAGGCATCTGCCCCGTGGGAATAATGGTCGTGCAATGGGTTTCTGCTAAATTGCCCCGTGTCTGGGTCAACCTCATACCTGTAATGTCTTAGGCAAGCCAACCCATCGGCGGTATGTTCGCGGTCAAAGTAACAGTTCGGGAATATCGTCCTGGCTGCGTTGATGGAGTCCAAAATCGGCACTCTGGGCAAGATCGTGGTCTTGTACCCTGCCGCCCTCACAATGTCATCAATTGACCGCCCAGCCGCCGCTAGGGTCTTGTTTTCAGCGTCATGGGGTAACCAAACGGTATCGTAGACATAACCATATGTCTGCATGGTCGCTAAGTAATAGCTGATGGTTTTCTGGGCATCCTCAATGTATCGGATTAGCCTTGTTTCCATGCCCACAAACTGTAAGAACCATATGGCGGTGCTATCCGACCAACCCAGATCAAACACCGCATGGACGGGTTTGGTTGCGTCATAAGGCACTTTGGTGATGCGCCCATCCTTCTCAGCCTGTTGCATTTCCTTGGCAAAGATAGCCCCGTCAACAGTCTGGCGGCATAGCCCTTCCCAGACTTGGTTGTAGGCTTCTTCATCCCTTTGCTTTAGCGAGTCTTTTTCTAAGCGCAGGGTTTCGGGAAACCACGGGTTGTCACTCCAATTCACCCGCATCGTGATGCAATCCTCTGGGGGGCTTGCCACAAACCGTTGGTAAGTCTCGTCTGTTTCCAACTCAGGGTTAAATGAAATCCATATTTCGCTGCCTTCGGCTCGTATGGTAGGAATCAGCACATTCCATGACAGGCGACTGACCGTTTGTGCCTCCTCGACCCAACAGATTGAAACACCTTCATAGCTTTTTACATTTGCAATGTTGTTTTTGAGGCCAACAAAGCTAAATTCTGTGCCGTTTTTACCCCGAATGCTGGCCTGGGTGATCTCGTAAAACCCCAGCAACCCAAGGCTTTCGATTTGGTCGCACAACAGCTTATGCACCGAATCCCTCATGGAGGTCATAAACTCTCGAGCGCACAGAATACGCAACGGGCTTTTAGCGCCAAGAATTAACAGCGCCCTGGCGATGCCCCAAGATTTAGCCCCGCCCCTGCCGCCATAGGCCACCTTATAACGGCTTTTTCTGAACAGTCCTTCCAGCTTTACAGGGAATTCTGCCCTTGCAATAGCGTCTTGGACTTCACTCATTGGGCTTTACAAAGGTTACTTGGATGCCCTGCAATGGCTCACCATCAGCGCCAGTAACCTCGGCCTTGACGGTTTCAGACCATTTCATTTGCGTTTTAGTCCACCAGATCAGGCTGGTTGTATCCCCTGATGTAGCCTTTTGAAAAAGAGTCTTGGCAATCTGCCCATTGGCTTTGGCCTTGCCCATGTCCAGTTCATGCCTGTAATACTTGCGGAGGGTCTTGTCATCAATGCCCACCAGCACGGCAATAGATTCATGCGGCAAGCCTAACCCACTACTGGATTCAACCAGTCTTTGGGTTTCGGGCGTTGGTTCGTGTGCGTCAGACATTTTATAGAGGGGAAGTGTTACATTAGTTTGCCAATTCTGGCTGGTTTTCCAATAATACGGCTTTTTTGCCCGTGAAGTCTTCCCATCGCTTTACGATCACATCGCAATACTTGGGGTCTAGCTCCATTAGTCTGGCATAACGCCCATGCTTTTCAGCCGCCAGCATTGTTGTCCCACTTCCACCAAAGGAATCCAGCACAATGTCACCACCTTTGGTGTTGTTGAGCATTTGGTATTCAAACAGTCCAACAGGCTTCATGGTTGGGTGTTCCCCGTTGCGGCTGGGCTTGTCAAACTCCAAGATCGTGGTTTGCTTACGATCTGCCGCCCAAAGGTGTCCAGCGCCCTCTTTCCATCCATACAAACACGGTTCATGTTTCCAATGGTAGTCTTGCCGCCCCATCACAAGGCTTGACTTCTTCCAAATCAAACATTGGCGCACTTTCCAGCCAGCATCTTGTGCCGCCCCGCGAAAGTTATAACCTTCTGAGTCGGCATGCCAAATATAAAACACGGCCCCAGACTTCATAACCAAATCTGCGGTTACATAAGCATCCCGTAAAAATTGTCGGAATTGCTCATCGCCCATGTCATCATTTTGGATGGTTAATCCCGTGCCGCCCTCATAAGCAACGTTATATGGTGGGTCAGTCAACCACATATCCACAAGTTGCCCATCGCACAGCTTTTCCATATCGGTCAGACTGCAAGAGTCACCGCACATCAATCGATGCTTACCCAATTGGTAAATGTCGCCCAGCTTGGTCTTTGGCTCGTCAGGCACATCAGGAACGGCATCTTCGTCCGTTAGCCCTTCGATCACCTCTGGCTCGAGCAATGCGTCTAATTCCTTTGGGTCAAAGCCCAGCATTTCCAAGGCAAACCCGTCTGCCAATAGGTCGTTCAACTCAATGGTCAGCATTTCATTGTCCCAGCCAGCGTTTAGTGCCAGCCTGTTGTCGGCAATGATGTAAGCCTTCTTTTGGGTTTCCGTCAGGTCGGACAGTTCAATGGTGGGCACTTCCTTGTAGCCCAGCTTACGGGCGGCTAAAAGCCTTCCATGCCCTGCAATGATGCCGTTTGTCCCATCAACCAGGATTGGGTTAGTCCAGCCAAACTCTTTTATGCTTGCCGCAATTTGTGCCACTTGCTCGTCGCTGTGGGTGCGGCTGTTGTTTACATAAGGAATTAGCTCTGTGACCTTCTTTTGAGTAATTTTCACTTTTTTGGCTTTGCTTTGGCTTTTTTCTCAGCTTCACGTTTAACCGCATATCCAATAGCCACCGCTTGTTTAGGCGGCTTGCCAGCTTCAATTTCTTTTTTAATGTTGGCCTTCAGCGCCTTGGGGGTCATTGATGCTATCAACGGCATTTGCCTTCTCCTTGGATTCTTGGGCCAGCTTTTCTTGTAAGGCTTGCTTCAACTCGGTGTTTTCCCTAAAAAGGGCAGCGGCTTGCGCCATAGCGGAATCCCGCTGCCCCTCTAGCATCTCAACCAAAAGCTGAATTTCTGGGTTTGGATGCTTCAACATTTACGCTGCGCTTGAACACATGATGTAGTAAGGCGTACCGTCCGATGCCACAACTTTCAAAGTCTTGGCAATGGTGGCAGTGCTTGTTACAAACAAAGCTGCGGGAATGTTAAACAGGTTAGCAACCGTGCCCGTACCGCTGTTGGTAAAACGTATAAAGGATGCGTTCGTCCAAGTACCGCCAGATGCAAAGTTAGAGTCTGCCTGGATAGCTGCCAAAGTGCCGCCTGGGTTGGTGGATGTACCGCCCAAGGTAGCCCGTAAAGCATTGCCAGCGCCAGAAATAGTGCCAGCACCATTGATTTCACAGGAAATGTGTGCGCCATTGATCGTGCCAGCAGCCGCAGCACCTGCGCCTGTCACAACGCTAAACGCTCTGAAAGTTTCACCGCTACCAGTGCTGCTAAATGTCAGCTTTTGGTAGGTCAAACGGGTGTCGCCACTTGCGGCGCTGGTCGTGGCATATGCCCCGTTAATGATGCCGCTGGTCGTTACAGCTACTGGAACAGTTGAATTACCAACTTGAACTGAAACGAACTCTGGGTCTGCGTATGCAACGCCTGTTGCGATTGAATTTGCCATGATATTTCCTTTATTTCTTCCAAAAGGGTTAACAATTCCAGCTTTTTAGACTGGCCTTAGCCCGTTCTGCTGGGCCTTTAGAGTGTTTTACCACCCCCTCCATCCTAGCGCAAAAACTGGCTTTTCGTCCAGCATCTGCCTTGGTCTTAGGGTTTGGGGCTGGTGGCTTTAAGTTTGAATTGTTCTTAGCGTTGTACTCAGCACGGCCTTTAGCGGTCATTCCCGCACCTTTTTCGGTGGGGTTGTAGGTTTTCCCCTTGCCCGTGGTCTTGTGGGGGATGGGCTTGTCGTGCTTCTTCATTTCTTTTTGGCAGTTTTAGCTGATTCTTTAAACGCCTGGGCAGTCGGCGCACCCTTGGCCCCTGGCGACCTCATGCGTTCTGGGGTCTTACCCGCCGCCTTTTGGCGTTCAATGCGTTCCTGTTTAGCGTGAATGTTGGCGTAAAGCCCAGGTTTAGTTGCCATTTTTAAGCCTCCACAACGGCGCAAATGTCCGCTTCTTGAATAATCTGGTAGTCCTGCCCATCAATCTTGTGAGTGGGCCATTTCAGATAATCCCCATTCCCATACTTGATGAAGTCGCCAGCTTGGACACCCTCAACATCAGGGCCAACCGCCACAACAGTTCCTTCGTTAAAGGGTTCTTTGTTGTCAATATAGATTATGTCGGAGATATGCCGCACCTGGGGGCGCACAACCACCCTGTCAAACAGAGGCTTTAGCATTTGCTTTCCTCTCATATTTGCGCTTTGGGGGCGTGATCTGATCGGTGGTTATGTCGTACACAGGCAAGGCGACTAAATCAACCTTTACGTCCTGAGTTTCAACAATCAGATG